ATGGAACTGGAAGAGCTAGAACCTTCAAAGCTGATAGGGCCACAGCAGGACGTGGAAACCGTCGAATGCTGGGCTGACCGTAATGGCATCAGTGCCGGTATGGCCCGTGCCTGGGCAACGCGCGGTGTGATACCGACCGTAAAGCTCGGTAAGCGGCGCATGATTAACAGTGCGCTGCTGCGTAGCTGGCTGCTGGAACAGGAGTGGACCGCATGATCCGCACCGTCTACGGAAAGCCTGGGGAGGGGATGACTTATGCAGAAGCCGGCCAGCTATCAACGCCTTCCGCACGCCCAGGACTGCGACTGCTCTGTCTGCTGGTCCAGACGCGAAATGGCGAAACCCGCTCCCTCCCGGTCCACACCCTGCGCCCAATGCCGCCCCGCGTATGCGCGGCCGATTCGCACGCTGCAAATGGGCTGCGTCGGTGGAATCTGGAAGCCTTTGCTCTCGGACTGGAAAGTGGAACCGGCCTTTATCTGCGAGAAACACACGCCACCCGCCCGCCCCGCGAAGTGGTGGAGCGTTATCTACGACTCGGGCAAGCCAACGCCCTTCGTTCCGATTCACGAACCGTTCGAACTGGTGGGGTAGGGCGCAAGCGGATGCAGGTTCGTATCGCGGACCCGAACTGGCATGAGATCGGTCGGGAGCTGACCGTTGGCGGGGAGCTGTACGGGCACGTCACCTATCGCCGCGATGTTCCTCTGTTCATTCCGTTGGACGGTAGCGAGCCAACGAAACACCGGTCCCTCGTCGAGCTGCGTCGCTATGTCGCTGAGCGTTATCAGGCTGAGCGCGTGGCCGAACAGGTCCAGGGCCGCGCTCCCGGCTCGTCGGATCACGCTTCACCGATCCGGCGAACGGAAGCACGGGCGGAGCGCACCCTTGACCCTGCACAACCGAAACAGCCTCTGCTCGTGAGTGCGGGAGCGCTTTCCCCTCCCGCGCTCCCGAGCCCTCGGCGGCAAGAGCGGGATGACAAGGGCAGAGCCCTTGGTGTTAAACAGCGTTGTGGATGATTAATTAAATTGATGTTTGCTCAAATGGAAAGTGTCAATTCAGCACTATTCGTCGCATTAAAAAATGGACTATTGAATCTTTTGATACTTGATAAATAGATGTTCCAAGAGCGTTTAAATACAGCTATAGATAACCCGCAAGCCAAGTAACAAGCCGGTCGCAGTGAAATTGCTTTTTCACTCGTTCGGGATCGCTCGGCCTGCAGAAAGCAAAGCAGCGCAACAAAGCGCAACTAGAGAGAGGAAACACAAGATGGCACGTTCGACTATGGAAGTTGCATTTCTCGGCACTCAACGCTTCGACGGTGAAGCGGGCCAGAAGTACATCAAGGTCTTCTACGGCGATGAGCCGGACGGCAAGACCGAACACGGCCTGTCGATCATCGGCATGGCAGCAGCGGACGAAGTAGCCGACGAGATCTTCGCAGCCGGCGCCAAGTTCGAGCCGCTGCAATTGGTGCGCATCCACTTCGAGATTGCCCGTGGTGGCCAGAACAAGGGCAAGAATCTGGCGCTCCAGCTCGAAGCGGTCCAGACCCGCGCCGCTGCCGAAACCCCGCGCACCCCAGCCCAACCCCAGGCCAAAGCCGGCGACCCGGCCAAGGCCAACTAACCGGGAGGGGCGGCCATGCTGATCGATGACCGGGTGTACTGCGACTGCTGCGGAAACGACATGGGCAAGCTCATGGCGCTGCCCGCGCCGCAAAGCGACCTGCTGCCCGACCTCAGCCTGCCGCCCCATTTCGCCGTCTGCCCCGACTGCGAACCCTCCGAACAAACCGCCGACCTCGAGCAGGCCGGCGAATGACTTACGCGCTCACCTGCGACGGCACCGTCTCGGTCGATGCAGGCGGGGCGCCCCTGTGTTCCGGGGGCTGGGTCTTGGTCCAGCTTCCAGAACAGTTCGACCCCAGCCAGCTGGACCCCGCCGTATTGGCCCAGGTGTTCGGGATCGGATTCACGCTCGTAACCACTGTGCTGTTGATCGGCATCGGCTGTAAGGCCGTTCTCGACTTCCTCAAGCACGCCTGAAAACCCATTTGGAGTGACCACCATGCAAAACCTCAAACGCGTCTCCCGCGATCTGGCCCTGGCCGTTCCCTTCGCCATCGCGGCTTCCGCCTCCCACGCTGCCGGCTGGGACTACAGCACCCTGACCGATGGCGTGGATTTCTCGACCATCGCGACCGGTGTCCTCGCCGTCGCGGCCCTGCTGGCAGCGGTATACGCCGGCATCAAGGGTGCCCGCGTCGTCCTCGGCTTCCTGCGTTCGTAACGCTCACCAGCAACCCTGGCCGGCCTAGTGCCGGCCTTTCTCTTAGCGAGGTAGCCATGCAAGCGCTCTGGGAGTTCGCCTTCTTCTGCATCGGATCGGCCTGCGCTTACGCGATCTTTTCGAGGTGGTGAATATCATGGCAGCCATTTCCAAGGCCCTTATCGCGGCTTTTCTGCTGCTCATCTCCAGCTTCGCGTTTGCGAGTGAGTTTTATTGGGTGGCGAATAAAACAGGCGCTCCTCATAAACCAACAGCAGCTGAAGCGTGCAGAGCCGCTTTTGGTGGAAGTACCTATGTCACCGCCGTGGATGAAACACGCTACCGGTGTTACGGAAACGGCGGGTTTGGTTACCTATATGACGTCAACCGGAAAGACACCAATTGCGTTGCCGGTCAGACCTACGATTTCGATCTCAAATACTGCGTATGCCCTGCCGGCGAGGCGCTGGTTAATGGCCGGTGCGAGGTGGTATCCAACCAATGCGAAGCCACCAACGGCCAGACCGTCAACCACGAACACCTGATGAAGGCCGCTGTAGGCCAGCCTACTATCGACCCGCCTGGGTCTGTCTGCGGTAACGGTTGCCAGTACGCCTTCACCTACACCCCGGCCTCCAACGTCTACGTCTACACCAGCGGCAACCCACCTGGTGTGTTTGGCGTTTACGCCTATACCGGCAACGGCATCGAGTGCAACGAAAGCACCTTGCAGACCCCGGGCAACCCGTCCGAGGGCGATACCCAGGACCCGGACGACACACCGCCTCCTGAGGATGGCGACAAGTGCCCCGAGGGCTACACCTACAACGGCACCTTCTGCTCTCCGAATACCCCGTCAGATCCCGACCCCACGGACCCGAGCGACCCGACTGATCCAACCGATCCCACTGACCCCGGCGATGGCTCGGGTGATGGTGGCTCAGGCGGGGGCGGGTCTGGTGATGGCGGTTCTGATGGCGGCTCGGGTGATGGCGACGGCTCCGGTGATGGCGGTGACGGTGACGGTGACGGCGGCAGCGGCAGCTCGGGCGGTGGCGATGGTGGCACGGGCACCGGTGACGGCGAAGGCGAGGACGAAGAAGGCGAAGGCTCCGGCCCCGGTTTCTGCGATGGCGGTGACTGCTCGTTCGTCGCACCAACTTACTTCGACGGAGCTGAGACGATCCCCGGCTTCGAGCAGTCCCTTGCCCACGTCTTCGATGGCATCCGCAATTCGCCCCTGGGCAGCGCGGTCGGCGCCATTTCCTTTCCGTCCGGCTCCGGTGCCTGCCCATCCGGAACGGTGACCCTGTTCGGCAAGCCGATCACTTTCGATGGTCACTGCGCCCTGTGGGGCGAGATCTCCGGAATTTTCTCCGCGCTCATGCTGGCCGTCTGGTGCCTGCTGGGCGTTCGTATCGTCCTGTCCTCGTGAGGTGCCGCCATGCTTGAGAAGCTAGGTCGTTTCATTGATTGGGTGTGGGCGTTTCCCGCCCAGATATTCAAGTGGCTGCAGGATGCCTTCGACTCGGTCATCGACTTCATCGAAACCCTGCCGCAGTGGATCTTCTTCCAACTGTCCGAAGGCATCGTCTCGTTCTTCAACGCCATTCCGGTGCCGGACTTCTTCTACCAGGCCGGCAACGCGATGCAGTCGATCCCGTCCGAGGTGCAGTTCTTCGCCTCCATGTTCCGGCTCGATTTCGGCGTCACCACGGTGCTGCTGGCCTACCTGATCCGCTTCGTCATCCGCCGCCTGCCGATCATCGGGTGACCTATGGCCATCGACGCATACACCGGCATGCCCGGCCATGGCAAAACCTACGGAGTCGTTGAACACGTCATCATCCCCAGCCTGAAACAGGGCCGGCATGTGGTGACCAATATCCCGCTCGAGGTCGATGCGTTGCTGGCCGAGTTCGGCGGCACCATCGCCCAGCTACCGGCGGACTGGTTCGAGCGCCGCGATCTTTCCGAGCTGGCCCCCAACGGCTGCGTGCTGGTTCTCGACGAACTCTGGCGCCGCTGGCCAAAGGGGCAGAAGACCAACGCGGCAGCACTCGAAGACAAAGCCTTACTCGCTGAACACCGTCACCGGGTCGATGAAAAGGGTCAGTCCATGCGCGTGGTGCTGGTAACCCAGGATCTGGAGCAGATCGCCACGTGGGTCACCCTGCTGGTCGAAACCACCTACCGCATCGTCAAGAAATCGAAGAAGTACTACCGGGTTGATATCTACCGGGGAGCCGCCAAGGGCCAGCGGCCACCGAAAACCGCTCTCCTGCGCCAAACCGCCGGGACCTTCAAGCCAACCGTGTGGTGCTACTACAAGTCGGCCACACAATCGGCCACGGGCGATGTGGGTGATGAATCGAAAGCCGATGGGCGCGCCTCGCTGCTGCGCTCATGGGGCCTGTGGGGGCTGATCGGCATCGTCACCGTGTGCGGTGTCTTCGGCGTCATGGGCGTGCGCTCGTTCTTCAGCACGCCGGTCGTACCCAAACCACCCGAGCCGGCACCCGTGGCAACGCCTGAACCCCAGCCCGCACCGTCGCGCACTTCCCGCGCAGCAACCGCCGTGTACAGCAAACCCGAAGGGCCGGTCATGTCGATGACATGGCGCGTGGGCGGCTACGTCATGGCCCCGGTGGGCTCATGGCGTCCACCTGCGCCGCAAGAGCCGGAGCCGGACGCCGTCTACTGGCGCAACGAAGGCAATGCTCGACCGATCAGCAAGACCGCGCGGGTGGTGCTCGTCTCGAACAGCGGATTGACCCGCGTTGTACCGCTCGGGGAGTGCCGCTTCTTCGCCGGGCAGATGGATATGTACTGCGACATCGACGGCGAACGCATCACGCCCTGGACGGGGCGAGGTGCGGTTACCAGCGTGATTGATCCAGTGGCGTCGCTCAGTTCTGCGCGCCGCGAGCCATACGCCGGCGCTCGCCAGCGTAGCGCATCGGGCGCCGGCGTCGGCGCGGCGGCGCCCCGCTGACGTCCCTGTAACACGTCAGATAAACCCAACTGAACAGTGTCGATTCGTTGCAATTTGGAGCAGAAGAGAATGAGCGTTAAAGACCAAATTCGTGTTGATCAGAACTTCCAGGAAACCCCAACCGGGCGACTGTTCTTCGATAGCCATTCGGCCAAACTGACTGACCTGTCGGGCGTTCGCTTGCTGCGTTGCGGCGTCGATACGGTCCGCCAGCTGTACCGCGGACTGATCCGCCCGGAAATCATGGCGCTGTTCGAGAAACCGGGCGTCATGGTGGAGTTCGCCGGGGAGTTCTGGCACGCCGGACGGGTAGGGCGGGACTCGGGCTACCAGTACAAGCTCCAGAATGCTGACCTCGGGTTCATCCTGCTCATCAAGAACTTCAACGCCAAGCTCGAGAACATCGGCCCGCACCTGAAAATCGAGGTGTCACCGCACGCGATCGACGCGCTGTCGCCTGAGCGCCTGCAAGAGCGGATGGATTACTACGCCGCTGCCGTAATGACGCACCGCGAACGCAACCAGTGCGCTGTCCATCTGGCGCTGGATCTTCAAGGCTGGAAGCCTCCGGTGGATCTGGTGGCACGCCTGCACTGTCGCGCGCGGACGCACCGGGATATCTCGGGTATCAACGAGATCAACTGGGCGACTAAGTCCAGCGTCTACGGTCGTGGCGAAACGTCCATGTTTGGCTCAGCTGGTGGCGTTCAGCTCTGCATCTACAACAAAACCGAACAGGCCCGCGCGACCGATAAGCTCGACTTCTGGGAAAGCGTCTGGCGTCGCCGGGATTCGTTCGATCCGGCCGATCCTGATAACTACGATCCTGAGGCGGACGTGTGGCGGGTCGAGCTGCGCTATCACCACTCGGTCATCCAGCAGTTCGCCAGCGGGTCAATCAGTGCGAAGACCGGGGAGGCCATCGAAACGGATTCGTTTGCGGCGTTTTCCGCCCACTTGGACGGCCTGTGGCGCTACGGGCTGTGCCAGTTCAAGTTGCTGCACCGCCCAGGGCAATACGAACCGATCTGGACGCTGATGCGTGATGACGTGCGGGTCGATGTGGCAGTCGATTCCCTGGTCGATGAAACGGAATACAAGCGCTACTACAAGACCAGCCGGGGATTTAGCGGCAAGAACGTCGAGCTCTTCCTGGGAAACTTCGTAAGCCTGCTGGCACGGGAGCGAGTGGGCGCTAAAACCGCATTTGATCGACTGAAGGATTGGGAATGCTGGCCGGTCATTCGTGACCACTACGCCGCCAAGGACATGAGCGAGCGTGATCTGTACAAGCACATCAAAACGTTGCTTCAAGAACGCCATGTTCGATGGGGCAGAGCGGTCTGATGGCGATCCAGCAGCTCTCTGATGGTCGCTGGCGGGTCGACGTTGAGCCGGTCAAAGGCAAGCGGTTCCGCAAGACGCTGAAGACCAAGGCCGAGGCAATGCGCTTCGAGGCGACCTGTCGGGCTAAGTGCAGCGAATCGAACGATTGGGCACCGCGGCCAAAGGACAAGCGCAGGCTGTCAGAGCTGGTCGAGCTGTGGTTCGATCTCCACGGCGTCTCGCTCTCCGATGGCGTTCGACGTGTGGCGATCCTGCGGGCGTGTGCAAAGGCGATGGGCGACCCGATAGCTCGTATGGTCGATGGGGCGAAGATCGCCGCCACACGCGCGCGCTGGATGTCAGCTGGCGTCACCGGCAAGACGGCGAACAATCGTCTCGGCTACCTGAAAGCGGTTTACAACGAGCTGCACAAACTCGATGTGATCGACTATCCCTGTCCGTTCACCCGTATTCGTCCGGTTCGGTTGCAGGAGCGCCCCTTGGCCTACCTGACCAAGCCGCAGATCTCCGAGCTGCTCGATGCGCTCCAGGCGCGGACCACGTCTCCACACCCGGCGATGGTGGCGCGGATCTGCTTGGCGACCGGGGCGAGGTGGGGCGAGGCTCAAGCGCTTCGACCGGAACGGATTCGAGGCAATGCCCTGGTGTTTGCCAATACCAAGTCGAAGCGGGTGCGGATGGTCCCGGTGACGCCGGAGCTGGTCGCGGCGATCAAGAAGCACTGGCAAACCTACGGGCCGTTCACCAACTGCATTGGCGTGTTTCGGCTGGTCCTGCTCTCGACCACGATCAAGCCACCACGCGGACAGGCAAGCCACATCCTGCGCCACACGTTCGCAGCTCACTTCATCATGGGCGGTGGGCATATCGTGACGCTGAAAGAGATCCTGGGCCATGCCTCGCTGAATATGACGATGAGGTATGCGCACCTTGCGCCAGAGCATTTGCATGATGCGATCAGGCTTGGTCCACTAGCATCAATCAATAATGCTGTGGAGTAA